GAAGCCTGATCCAGCCACAACTGTTGAGTTTATTGTTACTTGATCGTTATTTGCATCTGTAGTGATTTCAATACCAGTTCCAGCAACCAGAGTAAGTGTATCTGTGCTGGCATCTGCAACCACGTCAGATTGACCTGATACTGCTATTGTTGAGAATAAATTTTGTGCTGCTGAACTGCTTATCGTAATTGTATCGGTGCTTGCATCGGTTGTTATGGACACGCCTGTGCCAGCAGCAAAAGTTAAGGTGTCTTCTGCTGCATCTGCAACGACATCATCCTGACCAGATACAGATATTGTTTTAAATGCTTCACCACCGCCTGTAACACTAAAATCTAGTGTACCGTCAGAATCTTCGTATGTGACAGTTATGTTACTTTCTGTATTACCAGAAACCATACCACCCACGACATCTTGAATGGCTTCTGTTAAGTCAATGTTTCCCGTTCCATCAAAGGAAACTCCTTGAATGGTTCTTGCTGTTTGTAGTGCTGTTGCTGAGGCTGCATTACCTGTAATGTCTGATGATGTTAAAGCAAGCGTTCCCGATTGAGCTGGTAAAGTCACAGTCTGATTTCCGCTAAATGCAGAGTGCAATGGTGCTTGTAACTGAACATAGTGTGCGTTGCTAGATTCACAATAAAACAAAATGTTTGATCGAAAAGTGCCATCGTTTTTAATTGAAATAACACCTTGCGATATGCTTACCCCGTCTGTTCCTCCAAAAGTAGATGTGCCTGTGAAGCTTGGATTATTAGCAGTATTAATAGTTGGACTGGTAAGTGTTTTATTTTCTAGCGTGTCTGTGGTTGTTAAGCCAACTAGCGTATCGGTGGTGGCTGGCAAAGTTAAAGTTATGTTACCGCCAAAATTAGAATGTGCTGGAGCCTGTAGCCTTGCGTAGTGTGCATTATTAGTTTCACAATAAAAGTCTATATAAGATTGTGTGCCACCATTTTTAATTTCAATAGCACCTTGAGAGATCTGTACTCCATTAGTAGAACCACCGCCAACACCTAAAGAAGTTGTAATCTCTGTGGCTGCTGGTAGGCCAATAGTAATTATTCCTGAACTTTCTGTTACCTCTACTTCGTTAGAAGCACCTTCAAATGTAAGAGTACCGCCTAAAGATATGGCAGTTGCAGTTGTACCAGCACCAACTGTAATAGATGAGTTAGCTAATTTAGAGTTAGCTATAGAACCAGCTAACATATCGTTAGTTACACCTGACGCTTTGACGTTTAACGTATTATTAACGCCTGATATTTCTATTGAACTATCATCAACCCCTACAGATAAATCTATTGTTCCATCACTATCTTCATAAGAAACTGAGATACCATTCTCAGTATTAGATGAAAACATAGGCCCAACAATATCTTGAATCCTTTCTTGGTTGACTGTGACTAGGCCTGAATTTACAGAAAAATCTGTGCCATCAAAACTAGCAATACCTTTGTTAGATGTAGTCGCATCCTCAGCACTGATTGTTATAGTGGCTGTTTCGCTGCCGCCACCTGAAACATCAATACCTTCGCCAGCGGTTATGTCTGCAACGTAGTTTCCTGTTGTATCAGTTCCAAGAACAATTGAATCAGCTTCTATGGTAGTTGTGATTGTGACATCTCCAAGATCTGTCATGGTCGCAGATCCAGATACATCGCCTACCAATGTGATAACTGGATCTGCCACGTTAAAATCTATAGTGCCGTCAGCATCTTGATAAGTTACCTGGATCCCAGACTCTGTATTTGAGCTAAACATAGTTCCTACTATGTCTTGTACGCTTTCAGCAACTAAACTAGCTGACAAAGTACCATTAGCTAAATTAGTAAGTGTGACGTTACCTGTAAGATCGCCACCTAATGTGATGACAGGTGATTTATTTATAGTGACAGCAGAAGCAATATCTCCACCGTCAATGTTGAGGGAAACGCCTGTACCAGTACCACTAAATATTGCATCAATAGCATCTAAGTTAGCATTTAACTTTTGTCCCCAATTGGTAGAAACATCTAGCTCTGGTTTAGTTAACGATAAATTTGTTGTTGTAGTATCTGCCATTACGCTGAAGCCTGCCTATCTAATTCTGTCCATGTTCCATCTGCTACAGTTTGTTCTGTGTAAGTTGCAGCAGCAACATCTTCTGGCTCCCATTTTAAACCACCAAGAGAAACAAAACTACTTGTTCCTGATACATCTGCTGTTGATGTTCTTAATACTGAACTAGCAGAAACTAAAGCAGATACACCTTCTACATCGGAAGCACCTAAGAAAACTATTCTTGGGGTAGCTGCTAGGCTAGAAACTGCCGATATAGTAGAAGCACCTAAATCTATTTGTATGCCAACAGCGACAATACTTGTCGTGCTTATAGTAGCTGCATCGCTGTTAAGTATTTTTAAACCGTCAGCAGATACGCTAGAAACAAGGCTTACAGCACTAGCACCTAGATTAATTTTAAGACCATCAGCAGTAAAAGCTGATACGCCTGTAACAGCTACCGCACCAAAATCGTATTGAAGATTATTCCAATTAGACTTGTTGTAACGTCCAAAATTATAGGTTTGTTCGGACATTACTCTACGTCAGGGTTATATCTACGTCACCTGCGTTAAATCTAAATACATCTCCTGAAGAGACAGTTTTTGAAGTTGTTAAGTCTGCGTATGCTAATAAATTACCAGAAGTAGCAGCATCAAATATGCCTACAGCTACAACAGTTCCATAGTCTGCCGTTGCAGTTGGATATTCTACAGCAGCAGAATTAGTTGCTAATGTGTCTGTTCCTGATACAGAAAATGCCATAGATTGTCTAGCATAAGCACCACCAGAAACTTCAGTTCCACCACCAGTATCGGATGGAGCTACAGTAAATAAAGCAGCATACACGGTTGTTGGTGAAGTGTACGCTGTGTTTGTAAAAACGTGCTTTAATAAAGCATCTTCTAAATAATCAGTAAATCCCGCCATTTCTACCTCTATGTGTTATCCATATAGTATATATTTTTTTTCCTTTTACCATAAGTTCTTCTTCTTGGTAAAAGAGATCCTTTTCCAAATTGTTTTTTCTCCTCTTGGTCCTCTAATTCTTTTATTGCTCTCTCAAAATATCTTTCAAACAATGGCACTCTTTCATCTTCCATTAGAAAGATTGATGCGTGTTTCAATGCACCATACAAATATAAATCTGAATGATTTGTAGAAATAAAGTTAGATGTATTGCTGTCACTTAACGCAGATATTTTTTCGTAGTAAGTTAATTGTAATGTGTAAGATTGGTCTGGTGTTGGTGCTAATTCAAGTGTGTTATCTACAATAGAAAAATACATGGGTTGTCCAGATCTATTGTTGTTGCTTTTTCTGTATAGATCCAAAGATTCTATTGTTTGTTGCATGAGTGGTCTGAAGTTATTAGAAGTTATTTCTATGTTTATTGCTTCTAACCAATCAGTTGGTAAAGATAAATATTGACCATCTGCTGTGGCCGTAGCTCTTTTAACCATGTCAGCAGTTCTTAATCTTCTGTTTAATTCTGCTTCTGTTTGATCTATAAAACCATCAAGTTCAGATGTTAAATCACTTCTGTTTAAGTAACTTGCAATTTTTGTTTTTAATTCTGAATAAGTCATACTTTGCCCTGCCAAACTCTAAACATTTTATTATCTGGATTGTTAAGCCATCTTTTCAAATGAGATTTATCTCTAATAGATCCTTCTCTTAGCATTTTATTATATATGACCATAGGTATTTCTGCGACAAGTCGCATATCTTTACCTGGTTTTAATTGACTTAATTTTTTTACATTGTCCAAGACAGGCTGAACATTTTGTGAGTGATGATAAATATGTTTGTCATCTTCAGTAACAAAATCAGATTTGCCACCTACTGTAAAACTTATTGTTGTTGTTTTTTTTGACATCTTAAAAAAAGGGGGAGTGTGAGTTAATTATAGGAGAACTCCCCCTTTATTTAGCTTATGAAGTTGATAAGTCTGCAACTAAACCATGAGCCTTTTCGTTGCTCATTTCTAGTCCATATC